GGCAGCACTCTCCTGCGTGTGGCACTCATCAAGCATAAGCCGCACCACTTCCTTTGGAAGCGTTCCTTCTTTGGTGCTTACAATCCCTTTAATTTTTTGGATTTTCTCTATTTCTTGAGCTATAAAACCGTATTGCTCGTTCCCTTCTTCGTTTACAAAATTAAATCGTCTTGGCCTTAAATTACGTATGAAATTTAGCGATTCACTATAGCTAATGTCAGAAACGTTTTCCTTGGCTCTCTCGTCTGAAAGTTGTTCAATTGTTCCTTGAATATTTAGTGTTACGCTTCCATTTGGGTGCTCGAATGTAATTTCTCCGTCCCCAGATCCATATGCCTTTCCACCTTCTTCTCCACCAGATGTTCTAAAGATGTACCCAACGGAGTTGATTTCAGACCCTTGATTATTTCCGTTTATCCAAACGCCATTTTGGCCTTTTGAATTTATATATAAGTGGTCTGCCTCTATCACAGAGCAATGTATCCCACCTCCCTCAGAAAAAACGGCACCTTTCAGGTAATACTCTTTCGTTTTTTCATCTTGAATGGAAAACATGTTCTGATTCCCAACAAGATGTATTCCTGTGCTATCCCAAGTGCCGTTCTGCGCACCAGCTTCCGAATACTGCTTTATAGCTACGCCCCTCAGTTCTCCCGCACCAATAAAATCAGCGTTAAATTTGCTGTCGATTGTCCAAGCAGAGCTAAAAGGACCGTTATATCCGCTCTGTGAAAACCCGATTCCGGATTTATTCATCCGGATCACGTTCTTAGCAGTCAGTTTGTCAGGCTGATCCATAATTAAAATTTCGTCAGGATATCCGGTTTCTTCATCTCTCCGGATTACGACATAGCCGCCCTTCCCTCCTGTGATGAGGTCTGTCTGCTTTTTCAGCTCTGACCGAAGCTTTGAGCTGAAGACCTTGCTTGTCTCGTCTATATCCTGCGACATTGCCACCGTAGTAGATACAAGGCTTGTCCGCGCGTCTCCGACTTCCAAGGATGTATATTTCTCTCCCAGCACGTCATACACTGTTTTTATCACTTTCGCGGACGCATTCACGCCAAGTTTCGGGAAGCGCACCCGGATTGTGTCGCAAAGGTTGATGTGCTGCAGCGGAAGGATATGCTTATACTCTTCTGTGTCTGCCAGATTGACAAAAGAAACCTTGATGGATACTTTTGGGATGCCTACGCCGTTCGCAGAAATATACTTTTCTGCGTCTTTTGTGAGGTCTGCGACAGTGGGGGCCTCTTCGTAATCCGAAGATTTATCCACCACAAGAGTGCGCACATACGGGAATGATTCGTGATTGCTGGTATACACAATGTTCCCGGTCACGGTTTCGTCGATGGTTTCGTTACTGCTTGTCCAAGTGCAGATTACGGCTGTATAAGTGCTTTCGATGTTCTCTTCCTGCTGCAGATCAGTCAGATTCTTGCCGTACTCAAGAGAGATCGGAAGCGTTGAGCCTCTTGTGTCGCACAGCTTTACGTTCCACTTGTCCCACTTGTACTCACCGCCGAAGCAGTCGAGTATGCTGCCGGTCTGGCCACCTAAAAGAGAGCGGATAGACTGCACCTTTGGATTGATATAAGAGCCGGCTTTGACTACATCCGTCTCAAAGGTAAAAGGGCAGTCCGTGACTGCGTTGTCTTTGATGGACTTTAGTGCATCCGCTGCATTGTCTGATTTGGTGGAAGGGAGCGTTACCGTGTACGAGAGCCGGTACGAGATATGCTGAGCATATACCGTCACCTTGCCATTCAGCGGCCTTGTGATCCGGTATATCTCAAACGGCTGCTGGTCTTCTCCGTCAGCCGGGACGGCGGTTATGATGCGGCTATACGCAATATCACTGTAGTGTATCCCGTCGATTGGATACTGCATTTCCAGCTCAAAAGAGCCGTTTCTTTCTTCTGTGACCTTGCAGGAAATTGCATCCGTAAGGCACCCAAGTCCCTGCGTCTTAAATTCTTTTTCGTTTTCGCTGTACAGAACAGGAATCATAGCGTCACCCACCTCGGAACGATTTCGATTTTGGTCACTGTAGAAGGAATTGTGATTTCATTTACTCCCGGCAGAAGCTCAGGCCATTCCGTGACCTCGATAAAAGAGTTGCGGTTATTCTTTCCGTTGTATGAATCCTTCAGCTCGCAATCTATGTCGATATAGTCCGCAGAATCCGAGTGGACTTTGATCGTCCCGGAGCCGACTGAAAATGTGCCCCATCCGTATACCCTTAGAAGAGGCTTAGCCGCCACAAAATAAGGATTTAAGATACTGCCAGAAGAAATATATGTCTGAGGCTCTTCCCCGTCTCTTACGTACAGCATAGGCTTGCAATCAAAGGAGATTGTGAAGGAGCCGCCGCGAGCAAACGCTCGGAGCTTCGGCGCTCCGATTTCTTTTACTGCAACCATCCGGTAAACGTCCGGGTCTTTGAATCCTTCCAGCTTGTGATACTCTGCGTCCTGCGTCAGAAATGCAGCAAGCGGCCCGTAGTATCTGCGAATGTCATCAAAGATAATCGCCGTTACCTTTACGGGCAGATTTTCGTAGCGATCCGAAGCGATATGCAGATCCCCGTTTCGTCCTGGTATTGATGTTGATGTGTAAGAACGGGACGGGGCAGCTATGAAAGCCGCCTCGTCCATAAATTCCACATGAAAGTCATTCAAATTAACGCCGTTATAGATCATGCAAACACCGCCCTCCTGCGACTCACAGCGCTTCCGAGCACATCGCTCACGCGCTCCGCAAGGTCTGTCAAGCTGTCGCTTTCTCTTGCGTATACATTTATGCTGATAGGGCCATAACTGCCAAGCATGGAGCCGGTAGAGCCTTCTGTGCTTGTCTGCATGGACACCGTAGCCGCATCAGATACGTTCTGCGCCATGCTCTCCATCGAGTGCACTGCAGAATCGGAGTATTCATCAATGCCTGCTGCCATACCAAGAGAAATGTACTTCCCGACTTGGTCGCGCATCAGCTTTGACGGTGACTCAATGCCAAGGAAGCTCTTTGCTGCGTTAAATGCGGATTCTGCGGCATTCCTTGCCGCGTCAACAATTACTCCTACAGCATTTCTGATTCCGTTTGCGATTCCCTGTATGATGTTGTGGCCGATGCTTCCCCAATCGTAGCTGCCGAAACTGCTGACAATATTTTTGATAAGTGTAACCACAGCGCTTACGACCTTCGGGACGGCCATAATCAGGCCGGCCGCAAGCTTCACAACGATCTCAATACCCTTTGCAAGAATTGCGGGGAGGTTTGCAACAATTGTTGCAATAAGCTTTCCGATAACCTGTCCTTGTGCCGCTGCCATTGCAGGCAGGTTGTTCACAATGCCGTTTACTTCCGCAAGGAGCATTTTTGCACCCGCGTCCATGACAGACGGAAGGTTCTGCAGCACGAACGTCACAAACTGCACGATAACCTGCCCGGCAGTCGCAACCATCTGAGGAAGTGCGCTATATATACCGTTTACAAGCCATGTGTATATTTCCACTCCCTTTGCTAGAACGCCGGGAAGGGCGGCCGTTATGCCGTCAAGAAAGCCCTGCAGTGCAGAAATTCCCTGCTGTACAAGCTGCGGCAGTGCTGTTTGAATTCCTGCAAGCAATTTGGACGCAAGAGACTGCGCTGCAGAAAGGAAGCTCCCGCCCTGTCCTGCTACTTGCGTGGCAATACTCTGAACAGACGTTACAACCGCCTGCACAACCGCTCTAAGAATTCCAGGAAGAGCAGAAACAAGCCCTGTCACAAGATTAAAAGCCGCAGTAATTAGCGTCGGAAGAAGCGTGGAGATCAGCGAAGGGAGATTGCTTGAAATTACCGGAATTATGTTATCCACAAGCTGCACGATGCCATTTAATGCTCTCTCGACTACAGGAACCAAATTCGTCACTGTCTGCGTTGCGGACCCGACAAGGTCATCAATGAGCTGAGAGATATCTGCATCAGGATTAGCCAGACCAGCAAGAAGGTTTTCCCATGCGGCTTTAGTCATGTTGATAGAGCCCTCGACCGTTGTCGCGGCTTCTCTGGCTGTCGTTCCTGCAATGTTTTGCTTCTCTTGGATCTGCTCTATTGCAGTTACAACATCAGAAAAGCTGTCAATTGATAGGTCGGATGCTTTTCCGTTTGCTTTCCCCCACTCGTTCGCGTCCTTAATCAGACGCGCCATTTCTTCCTTTGTTCCACCGTATCCGAGTTTCAAGTTATCCAACATGGTATAGTTCTGCTTCGAAAATCCCTTGAAGGCGTTCGTCACGTCCTCCATGTTGGAGCCGAAGGTGTTGACATTATCCGAAATAGCACGCATTGCAACATCGGTTTGCTCCGCAGCCTTGACAGTATCGCCGCCCAAAGAGTTGATCAAAGACGCAGAAAAGCTGGTTGCCGTCTCCATATACTCATTGGCGGTCATACCTGCAGTCTTAAAAGCCTGCTTTGCGTTATTTGCAACCAAATTTTGCGCATCTTCCAGTTTCTGCCATTCAGAGCGCGCAGCATCTACAGATTGCCCGGTGTCTTTAGCATACGTTTGCAGGTCTTTCCCCATATTTCCATATAGTTTCTGCACGCCGCCGATGAGCTGCTCGTACTCAGAGTATCCGGACACTGCCGATTTTGTGAGAACACCTATTCCGGTCGCCGCCGCACCGACCGCCGCCGTGGTGACTCCTGCAGCAGCTTTTGCAAAACCACCGATCTTACTAAATGCTCCGGAAATCCCGCCAATTTTTTTCTGGAACTCTCCATCATCGGCAGTTATCTTGACCATTAAATCCAGCAAAGTAGCGCTCATGTTACCCTTAAACCCATCTTATTGATCACATCTGCAGCAATTTCGTCGCCCGTCCGGTTGTCCGTCGCTCTTTGCTTTATCAGCTCATAAAAACGTTTTGAAAAAGCCTTTCCTTGCCCTTGCAGATAAAAACTATCGGTTATATATACGCGATACGCCGCCTCGCGCTGATGATCTGCGTATTTGGCGGCGTAGTATTTCATGAAGTGCTTTAAATCTCTTTTTCCACGGTATTCTCCGTAGCAGAGCCAGAAGATTTCTGTTCCGTCTTCTGTCCGGACAATCCGAAAAAATCCTGCAGTTCCGGATTGCTGATAAGTGATAAGAGCTTCTTTGTGATTGTAAAAACGGTTCCCCTGTATTTCTCAGCCGGTACGCCATCAAGAATAGCCAGGATTTCAACGGCTTCCTTTTTGTGCAATTTCAAAATCGCTTTTACAATCTTTAAAACCGGTGTGTTTGGCGCGTGTGTGATTTTCTGAATCTCATCGTCCTGCGCAATTTCCGTGATAGGGTCGATAAGATCAGCAATCAAATCAATAGCATCAACTCCCTTGGCTTCCTCAAGTCTTCCCATGTGTTACCCTCCTTTTTATGCCTCAACAGTACCGGCTTTGATGTATACATCGAATGGCACCTTATCCTGCTCGCTGAGCGAGTAATGACCGGTGAACTCAAAGTCAAATTTGCCCTTATTTCTGTCATCAGATTTCAGCTTAAAGCCGCCAGTGGACAAGCCGTTCAGCATGTGGATAGCGCAGTAACCGCCGTTCTTTTCTCCGTTTTCGTCGGAGTAGTCGCCAACCCACCAAATATCCTCGAAATCGCTCTGTGCTACGTCATTACGAGGCACGATGTGCGTTGTGTCCTCTACGTCTACATCTGCTGCAGCGATCAGCTTCTTGCCAAGGTCTGCCGTCACCGTAATAAAGGTTCCGGACATCTTTACCACCCACGAATCGAGCCTCTTGAGCTCCTTTGTGTTCTTCGGGCAGTTGTCGATGTCCTCGCCGTAGTCTGTAAAAGACGGTGTTGCCTCAAACTCCACGCCGCCAGAAGTAGCGCCGAGAATGTCGGTGATCTCCCCACCCGCAGGCGTGAAGCTCTTTGCAAGAACCCCCGCATTAAGCTGGATATTCTTGAATGTTTCCTCTGGGATTTTTGTAAATTTCATATGCTCTTCTCCCTTTCTCACGCCGTCAGATATTCAAGCGTGAGATTCATATATCTGTGCTTTATCTCTGTTCTGTCTGCATCCGTCTGCGGTGTGCAGAACGGGCTCCCGCGCTTGATCCAAATGGCACCATCATCACAATGAATGACTATGCCGCCTCTTCCAATTACCCGCCCAATCTCTTCGGCCTTCTCGTTGGGGACTGCCTCGGAAGTCGTGTGGTAGTAAAGGTGCACCGCGATCGGGATTTCTCCGTCCCCCAGGTATCCAAACGACACCTCGTATGTAAGCCACGGAAAAACGGTTTCGTCTGGAACTGCACTACTTGGATATGCGGAAATCCCGAAAGACGAAAAGAACTTCTGTAGTGCTGCAGCTTTTGTCATGACGGAAGGCTCCATTTCTCGGCTGTAACCTGCCGTATGTTGAGCGAAGAGACCGATGGGCTTTTAATGTCCTCCGGATCACTCGTAATGCGGAAGATTTTCCCGTCGCTATTGCGTCTGATCACCGTGTGATACTCCAGAAGCACAGCACGGGGCGTTGTGACGGTATAGACGCTTGTCACGCCCTGCTTTTCTGCGATCTGAGCTTCCATCGATGAGTTATGGACGATGGCAGCATCAATCGTTGCCCCGTCTTGCCACACTACGTTATAGCCGCCCTCGCCGTCTGGCTCTGTCTTCCGGTCGATAATTGTGCACTGTTCCATCATGGACTCTAAAAGACTCATACTTTCCTCCACGTAGCCAAGCGGGAGCCGAAGGCATTCTTCCAGCTCGCCGCATCGCCGTTTTTATTTGTCGCTCTTGTGTAAGAGTAGCCGCCGAAGGATTCGCTTTGATACGGGCCCTGTACCCCGTTCTTGAGCTGATACGCTTTGATTTCTGCGACAAGATCAAGAAACGCGAGAGGTGGATGCAGCTCGGTGATTGTCCCTGTAAAAGTTTCGTCTCTCATATCCAGCGCCGGGTACTGATAAACCCCATCATTTCGCGACGATCCTTCTACGAGGAAATAATCACCTGGCGATAAAAACGGGAGGTCGATCGTGCCGCCCGTAATCTCATACGTCCCATCGTGGTATCCGTTGGGAGCCGGGAAGAAATTCCGGATGTACCGCATGATTTCGTACAGCATTTAAGACCTCCCTGTTACTTATCCCTTGACCTCTGTCTGCTCTGCGTCACTGGCCTGTTCCGCAACCTCCGGATTCTTGTCCGTCTCGCCTACGGTGACGACTGCGATTCCGTCCAGATACTCAGCCCACAGCTTCATACCCATGATCGCGAAGGAGTTGCCCGTCGCTCTGGTGTAATCTCCCTCTACGTGGAAGCCGATCAGGTTTGTCTCGCCTTCTACGGTGTACTGCAGGCCCATCTTTGCAAAATCGCTGTCGGAAGGGTCTACATAGTACAGGTCGATGTTCTCGACCGGCAGAGCAATCACAGTCTTCTCCGGGATGTACTCGGCAGGAAGCAGGAAAAGCGTCTTGTAGCCGAGGAAATTCTTGGTATACTGCAGGCCGAACGAGGTCTGTACGGTGATATCTGCAGCGCCAACGTAGGAATACAGATCCATGATGTTGGCGAAGCCTACTACCTCAGTGACAGTACGGTTCATAGCTGCAAATCTGTTGACCACAGCGCCCTTTGCGATTGCAAGAGCCTTCTGCCAAGTGGTCTGCGACCCCTTCAGCGTTCCGGTCTTGAGGAAGGTGTAGAAGTCGTTAAGTGTCTTGTTCTGCAGTTCTACGAGGAACTGATCATCGGTCTTCTCTACAGCGATCTCTGCGCCGTACTTCTGCACTGCCTCGATAGACACAGACTTTGCATACTTGGCAACTTCAATATCGCCATAGCTAGCTTCCTTTACCTTGAACTTCGTGAACGGAATCACGTCGCCCTCTGCTACAGTAGTTCCGCCCTGCAGCTCCCCATCCATCTCTGTCTCGTAAGAAACGAGCTTCGTTCCGGGAGTCTTTCGAATCGGCTTCATGATGCCGATAATCGTTCTAAGCGCGTCCCAGTTCTTGCTGAATCTGGTGACGAAATCGACCTCGCGGGTCGTAACAGTGATCTGGGCCTGTGTGGTTAAATTATTTAATGCAGGCATTTACTTGCTCCTTTCTTAAAAGCCGAAGAGCTCATGATTCTCAGCAATTGCCTTCTGGCGGTCTGCCGTATCTTTGATCTTCATGATCTCTTCTTTGGTCATCTTTCCTCCGGAGTTGCCGGGCGGTGTCTGGGTGCTTGCTCCCTTTGTGCCTGACATTCCGATGTAGTCAGCAAAGCGTTCCTTGACGGTCTTTGTAACTGCATCCTTGTCTTTGACTTTTCCGTCTTCGATCTCGATGCCGTCTACAATGTCGTCAGATGCCGCAATAATCAGCTTTGCAATACTGTCTCCAATCCCGGCTTCTTTCAGGATCGGCTTGTATGCTTCGAGCTTTGCGGCTTTGTCCTTCGCCTTGGTCTGCTCTGCCTTATAGGACTCGAACGCGGTGTGTTCGGCCTTGTACTTATCCTCCCAGTTCTTGCTCTTGTCCTGCTGTGCTTCGAGCTCGCTCAATTTCTGCTGAGTGTCTTTCAGCTTCTCCGAGTCGGCTTTAAGCGTTGCAATTTCATCCTTTAAGCCGTCCACGGTCTCGATATGCATTGCCATCAGTTTTGCGACCTTTTCTTCGGTCGATGTATCCGCATCCTCAAAGAGTGCACGGACATCCTTGCGTTTCAGTGCCATTCCTTCGGCTCCTCCTTTAAGCTGTTCTTCGCCTTTAGCCGGTGCATTCCTTCGCGCCTGCTACTGTTAATTTTCCTTGTTTTTTAGGCCACGGCTCGCCAACTTTGCACAACAAAAAAGCCCTGGCATTTCTGCCAGAGGCTTGTTAAAAGAATATGCATTTGCACTCATACGAGCGGGACGATAGCTTTGGTATCCTTCAAAAACTCCTTCGCTTTCTGCAAAAACGAATTGTTCGTCAGGTACTCAATCCCAAGCGGGGTGATTTGGCAATCCTCCCAGTTGATCGGTACAGGCTGCTTAATCCCGTCGAAATCGGCAAATATTACGCCGTTAATCAGGTTTTCTTTCTGCATGTTGTAAATTACATAAGACCAGTACCGTTTGTTGATGTTCTGCCCGTTTGCCTTGAACAGGTCGCTGTCGGTGCTGATCATCTTTGCATCCATATCCTCGCCACGTTTCAAGCACTGATACAAGTATGCAAGTATCTGATATACAATTACCGGATAATCATCCTTAACCATTCGCTCCCCTTCATTGCTCTTTATGTCTGAGTAAGACCGGCTTTTATTTGATGTCGTCTTTTATATTTTCAAAAACTTTTTTGTATACATCGAGATGCTCTGTTACTGCAGGTTTCAGCCAAGGATCAGGACGAATTCCGTCGGTTCGATGGAAGTCTCCTTTTTCGTCTTTGTATACCCACGATGTTTTGCGCCCACCGTCTGCATATTTTCCGGTTCCGAGCTCAATATATTTTCCATATTCTACGTTCGTCCCGATATAGCAGTCTTTGTCTACAACTTTGTGGGTAACACTATTGCGAAGGTTTCCAGTGTCTACATGATGCGCCTGCGTAAGGTTGTCTTTTGCGTATCCCTCACCGATTTCTCCGCACTTCTCCAGCGCGGTGAGGAGCGCGCGCTCCATCTCGCTTTTTATTTCCTTCGTTCTGTCATTCTCAACGTGAAAGCTAATCATTTTTTCTCATTTCGGAGGCACGACTTTTGCGCTTTAATCGCTGTTCTCTTCGGATTGCGCCTAACTCTGTCAAGTCAGCAAATCGAACAACGTTCCCATTTTGTAAAATATATTGTGGTGGCCCAAGCCTCGCACCCTCTTCGGAGCTTCGCCAAACATGGAAAACCCGGTATCCGTTCCAAGAATAACCTTGTTCGATTTTGTCATATTTTCTTGTTTTTGCTAATTCTTCTATAGTCACTTCACGCCCTCTACTATGTGCCGAATGAAAGAATAGTCAAAATCCATATTATCAATTCTTAGAATTTTGGGATTGGCTCTTTTTGTCAGGGAGTAGTCAAGCTCATTGAGATAATTTATGATTGCCAAATCCCCAATATAGTTATCGCCGGTTTGGTTGTCAGTTATATGCATAATTCCTTTTTTTCGCCAAACATTCACCACGTGCCCATTTTTGCTACCTTCCCAATTAAAATCTAATGTATATCTTTCATTTTCATTTATTTTCTGGTTAAGAAATACCGCATAATCCTCTGCCCCATGAATCGTGTCTGGCATATATATAAATTCCGGATGTTTTTTTGTTATTGGGTCAACAAATGCAAGCCGCATGTCATACGATAGGTCTTTCATGTATTTGTTATTCTCATTATAAACCCTTGTGACAAAACTGTATCCCCTCAATCTTCCTTCATAAACGACCGCACACGACTGACAGTTGAGAAGTCCGCCTTCCTCGTTTACGTGTGGATTTACTTTTCCACTGTCTGCTTCTTCGTGTGTCATTGGCTCACCGCGCCTTATCTTTCCAACCGGCTTCTTACTAATGCCAATAATTGTATGCCGAACCATGTCTGTTGTGCGTGTCCCAAGGTATTTTTTGATGTCACGTTCTTGGTACGCCTCTTCTGCATTTTTCCCGTAGTAGCTCACTTTTCTTGGTTCGCTGTTTTCCGGGAAGATGGAACGCATGGTACAGCGGCAGTTCCAGACCTCGCGCCCCGGCCCTGATGGATCACCCGGAAACATCAGCCCGTTCGAAAACGGCTTGTCATACGGGACGCGTTCGCCGTCCATGTCTCTGTGAGAATCTCGCGTTCTTTCGTCAAGAGTGGCAATCCATTCTTTCTGCATCTGAACGCCCATTTCTGCCAGGCGTTTGTATCCGTCCATCCTTCCGCCGTTTTGTGCAGATGTAATTGCAGTTCTGGCGTTCCGGATTGCGCTCACCTGGTTAAGCCCAACAGTATGCATTAAGCAGGTTTTCGACAGCTTGGCAGGATGCTGTCCCATCAAAATGGCAGATGTAACGTCTTTCGTGAACTGGCTTTTATTCCATTTGAGATCCTTATTTCTTTCGATTGCTTTTTTGGTGATAGACGGAAGCAAGGACGGATCTTCTTCTATCAATCTTCGGACAGTCTGTTCGTCATAAAGCTCGAACGTATATCCCAAATGCTGCTCGGCCTCGTATGCAGTAAAGTTGTAATTCAAAGACCATATAGAGGGTGTTTCGTCATTGATGTATGCAGCAGCAACCTCATTTGCAGCATACATTCGCTCTGCGACATTATCCCGAAGGTCTTGCCAGTGCTTCCCCCTTGCAATCTGAGCGTTCACCCATGCATAAAATTCTGACTTTGTATATTTTCCGTCAAGATAGGCCTTGTACTCCTGCTGATATCGCTCTTCAAACTTTGTGAAGTACTCGCTTGCCTCGCTTTCAAGACCCCTATATGCATCGAGATACTGCGCGGCGATCTTCTTTTCAAGCGCTTCGAGCTCTTTATCTGTTTTTTTCTCTGCAAACGTCTTTCTGTCCACTTGCTAGCCCTTTATATGCAATGTGGTGATGGTTTCCCATCACCACTTTTTCATGCTTCCTGCTCTTCTTCCGCTTCTTCTTCGCCGTCTTCCTCTGGATCTTCCTCGTTTTCGTCTTCCGGCGGCTCCGCGTTGCTGAACTGACTCTGCTGGTCTGCATCTCTCTGTGAAATCACTTCTTCAGCCTCTTCCGGAGTAAGGAAAGGAAGCTTTTTGATCACCATTTCGTCCGTCAAGTAATTCGCTGCAGAAAGGATCATTTCTGTCTGCTCCTTCTGGTTTACGATCCGATTCCAGACGAAGGAAGGGTTGTCATCAATCCCTGCAATGTCGAGGATGTTCTGCACGAAATCGAGCACGGAATACTCGAAGTCTGCACATTTGTTATCCATTGCCTGATAAGCTGCCTGTATCTCCTGCGTGGTCTTCTGGGCTGCAGAAAGAGTCTTAACATCAAGACTCTGGAAGTCTTCATAGATATCCTGCCGAAGAATCTCAAGCATAGCCTGGCGTGCATCAGTCGGGACATTGAGCGTCTGCGGAGTAATGGAGCCGCCGCCGTCGCTGTCTACTACCGCGGAATGGGTGTTCCTGATCCTCTGCAGCAGCTCCGCAAGGTCTACGTCATCCATGCCGCCGCTGTTCTGTACGAGCCAGAAGATTTCTGACGTGTCATCAATGACGTTTGCCATTCCGGACTTGATCATGTCATAGCAGTCTATGCTCTCCCTCACGCCCACAATCTCGCTTTCGTGCGTGTCATTGGCATATAACGGCACAATCGGGAGCCGACCGTAGTTTTCCTCGCAGATGTCTACGATTGTCCCGTCTGCAATGCGATTCTCCCTGATCTTGTATCCGCGCTTGGCCTGCAGCACCTCAACTTCTTCTGAGCCTGTCCGCTGGTACTCTGTGTAGCCGTCCTCTTCATACAGCGTGTAGCGTGCCACTGTGTCAGTGCCTACCTGCTTAAACCAAAAACGGATGCCGGCGCGCACTGATGCATCCTGCTCACTCTTTAAGGGACAGAATCCTGGCTGTGAAGGGCTGTCCGCGTATGAAAACACCTCTAAATGGTCATAATTCCAGAAGCCGAAAGCAACGCCGCCATACATTGCCTCTTTCGCGACGGTCTGTAGCTTGTAGTCGAAGTCTTTCCCCAACTTCTCCTTATCCTCTGGCTTTTCCAGTGTGAGACCGTTTCCAAGTACATACTGAACCTGCTGCGTTACAAGGCGGCGAAAGAACAGCGTTTTCAGCTTATAATTGCTTGACCAGTAGTCGGGCACAAGCCGGCCTGTGATCGTCCGGATCATCTTCTGATACTGCTCAATCGTGACATTGTGCTTGGAGTAGTACGCGTACCCAATCTGCGCATTCCTGTACTCTCTTGTTGCAAAAAACTGATTCACGGCAGCCTCGCAGAACTCACCGCGTGCAATATCGTCTTCTCCTGTTCTTACAAGATCGTCAAATGTAAGCATTTAATTCCCTTTCATCACAAATATATAAGCTGCCGGCTTTCTGGCTTCTTCTCTTTCTTCACCAATTTCAGCGTCCGGACAAAATAGCGAACCGCATCCATGCCGTGGTCGTTCTCTTTGATTGGCTTGTCTTCTCCGCGATCTGCAGCTTGCTCATCCCATGAGTACACGCCGAACTCATCAATCGTGTGCTTGCATCTCCGCATAAACAGGAGCCGGTTGCCTTTTAGCATCGTCTGCACATCCGCGATGCCAGGCAGAACGTCATTGTCAGCCTGCCGCGTCCGGTGCCCTCTCTTCCGGAGCTCTACAATCAAAGCCGCTGCAGAAGGGTCTACAATCGTCTGCTTAATCTCTCTGCCTTGTGTAAGCTCCTCGTATCCGTCTACAAGCTCCGCAACGGTCTTCTGTCTGCGTTCGTCTCGACCGGAGTAATAGTATTCGTCCAGACATATCCATGCATTTAATGACGGAGAGAAGCGCCACAACAAGAAAACTGTTGCGTTCTGGATACCGTAGTCGCTCGATACGTAGTAATCCCCGGTTGTGTCCGGTTCCTTGTCCAAAATATTGCTGTCTCCGAAGCAGTCATATACAAGGCCCTCGACATTGCACCGCAGCCCAAGGATATCGCGCTTGTACCATATGGAATTTTGATCATACTGAGCCTCAATTTCCTGCAGGCGCTGCGGCGTTATTGTCGCATTATCCCGAATAGTGAAGTGTTCATAGTTGTATCGGCTCCCATATGCCTCTGAAAACCGGTCTATATAGTCTTTATAAATGACGTTTGCAGGAGAAGAAGGGTTTAAATCCCAAAAAACTCGCCTGGTCTTTGCAGCGAGCTGACGATTGAATGCCTCCTTGATCATGTCCGGATGATGCAGGTTGATTTCCGTAGCGATCCACATCCCGTAAGAGTTGCCTCGAATCTTTTTGAAGGAGTCTGCTTTACCTCCACCGGCAAAAATCACAATATATGCTCTTCCATTCGATTTGATTCTGAGAGCGTCATTACCTTTGTACTTTGTCCATGAGCAGCGTCCACGGAATATATACTCTAAGCCGAACCCGTTGCAGTCGCCAATGTTCAGCTTGGCATTTGCCGATGTAGATCCTGTCGCAAGGTGTATCCGGTCTGGAACGCCGCGATCAAGCATACGCGCAAAAACCGCAACATTGTCCACAGTCTTACCGGCACGAACAGCACCCTCGGCAACCGAGATTGTTGCTGAGAGTGCTTTTGACATATAGTCTTTATGCTTGTCTGTCCATACCGGATGCAGTTGCTTGGATATACTCAAATCCCTGCCTCGTCAAAATATGCGTCTGTGTCCTCTCTGTCCATGCTTTCTTCTGGCTGATCTTTTTGCCCGAGGTATTGCTTACCAAGCCAGATCAGCATAGATGCATTCCCTCTCTTTGCGCAGTCGAGTTGGTACCTGCGAAGAGACATTTTCCCGCCTGCTGAACTCTTTTTATATGCCTCGGAGAAACATACCCCGTAAGTTCTCTTGCACCAGCCTGCAAGAGTTTTGTCTGTGACATCGAGGACTCCGCAGATTTCCTCTTCCGTGCACTGAATGGCACACAGCTTTTCAAATTGTGATTTGTCTATCTCTTTTCTTGGCCTCGCCATTAGCTAATCAACTCCGCTTTTTTACCTGTCAGTTCTTCCCACCGAGTAATAATGACATCCACATATTTCGGGTCTTTCTCCATTACGATAGCTTTGCGTCCCATCTGCTCTGCAGCAATGATGGTTGTGCCAGAACCTCCGAATGCATCCAGAACAGTGTCTCCTTCTTTCGTTGCGTCTGCCATGCAGTTTGCAACAAGCTCCACCGGCTTCATTGTTGGATGCAGATCGCAGTGCCTTGGCTTGTCAATCGTCCAAATTGTCGTTCTGAATTTTCCTTTTCTGTAATTGTGGTGGCTTTTTGTCCATGTATAAAAAATCGGCTCATGCTGATAATCATAGTCAAGCCGCCCGAGTGAGAAAGTCGCGCAGTTCTTTTCCCAGATGAGAATGTGCCGCACCGGGAGCCCCGCGTCTTTCATCATCATCATCATTAAGCCAAGATCACCGCCCTGCGGGGATGTAACATAGTAAGCCGCGTCATCCTTGCACGATTCTCGGCAGTTCTTCATGGCTGCCTGTAAAATTGGATAAAGCTCATCCGCGCTTAGCGTGTCTCCTTCTATGTCTTCCGTGCATCTGCCACTTCTTTGGACTTTATTGAGCGCAGCATTCTTGGAGCCTATTGCGACTCCATACGGCGGGTCGGTGAATACCATGTCTGCTAAACACCCCCCCATCAGAATGCGAAAGTCTTCTGAGCTGGAAGAATCCCCGCACATAAGTCTGTGATCGCCAAGCTTATACAGGTCGCCTTCTTTTACTTTTGTTTCCTTCGGTACTTCGAAGTCATCATCTGGCTCGCTGATATCTTCCAAGCTATCCAAATCTCCGATTGGATCAAATCCGAAATCTGTCATGTCGAAATCCGGTAATGATGCCAGAGCATCGGCAAGAAGGTCATCATCCCATTCCGAACTCTCACCGACTTTATTATCGGCGAGTCGAAACGCCTTTATCTGCTCATCATTAAGATCATCTGCACAGATTACCGGAACGCTCTTCATTTCGAGCTGCTTTGCGGCTTTATATCTCGTATGTCCGCATACGATGACACCGTTTTTGTCTACGATAATTGGTACCTTAAAACCGAACTCTTTGATGCTGTTCGCAACATAGTCTACTGATGCATCGTTTTTTCTCGGATTCTTTTCGTATGGGTGCACATCCTGCACCTTCATCATCTTGATCTCCATTGCGCCCTCCTTGAAATCAAATACAAATTGCATCCGGCCGGACTCGAACCGGCGACATTAATGCTCTGGCCATCTGAGCTACGGATGCACCTCCCACAGAAAGGATACACATGGAGGAGGTCGTCAATGGCTTTTGCCATCGTAATGATTATCCCACCCGTGTAGGCCCATGCTCGCCATCATTCAGCGTTGACATAATGGATCACAAGGCCCATAAAGTGCGCGATTATCCTGCTTACAGACCGGCAAGAATAGTGATACTTGATGGATGCAGCGTCCACAGAGCCGCCGCGCATAAGGACATAATCAATAATTTTTCTGCGTGCTTCTGCATCAGGCAGTTTGTCCACATCGCTCAATGCAAGCTCTATAGCGTGATCGTAGATAAAGCCGATCACCCCTGCAGGCTTTCGGCCTTCCTTATATCCAAGAATTCTTTTTCTCGCCTCAAAGTAATATCTGTATTTCGGAGCGCTCACCGCCTTCCCCCGTTCCTCCGGGCCATCCTTTTCCCGGCTGCCATCCTTTCCCCTGTAATATCCATGTATCGTGCCTTCTGCCGTGATATTTCTTCTCTCTTTTCGGCATTGGCTTTGTAATACTTTTGATAAGCTGTACAGGAGCAGTGGCACGATGCCGACCGCTCCGCACAGTCTTTACTACACGGCGACTTCAATGGTCGCACACCGGGCGTTCATGCTCCGGCACATCCGGTGTGGCAAATTCCGAATCTGCAAACAGGCACTTCAAGCCATATTTATCTGCAACACCTTCTTCTATAGCGCATCCTCTATACTTCCAAAAATCCGTGGGAGCAATGAAGTAATCTGCGCCCGCCATCAGATTGATTGAGTCGGCTAGATATTTGATTCGATCCGCGTTTCCACATGGCTTCTTTGGAATGTAAGGATTAACTATTTTAAATTTTTCTCCAGTATATGCTTCTGCGATTTTCTGCATCTTCTCAAAGCTTTTCCGTATGTCTTCTTCTGCCCGGCCCTCCATGGGACAGGAAATGAAGAGCCTGTGCTTCAGAATGGTTGGCTTCATTCGCACTTCATATTCCGGGTCGCAGTCAATCGCATCTTCTGTAATCTTTGCTATAATCTCCCCGCTTTTTCTTTCAACAATCACTTTTTCGATTCCGTATAATATTTCGTTCATATTTCCCTCCAATCTTCTGCAATTCGCTTCTTCGTTCTTGCCTGCTTAAAATCAATGATGTCCTGTATCGTGTTGTCATCAATACCCCAAATGGCCTGTAACTCGCTGATAATGATTAACGTATCTGCCATTTCTTCCGCAAGGTTATACAGGAGAGCCGCCGGAGTTCTACGGCGATCCCGGTGTTGATCTTTTTTGTCTCGTGCGGATAGATTGCGATTGTGCCGGGCACATCTGCATACAAGTCAAGCCCGGCGGCTCCCTTGCTCCCTCTTGTGGGGAGCTTTGCCGTGCCTGTAAGTCTCTTAACCTTCATTTTTTCACCTCTTGATTGATAAACATTCTGCGTTCTTAAACGCAGAAATGAACATCTCGGCAGTTTCACGCTCGTAATTGCCGCACACGCAGTTCATATCAGCAATACAGCGCTCAAAAAATTCTTTGAATCTGTCAGACTGAAAGTCCTGTTCGAATTCTTTTGGAATCTCAACTACTAACTTCATATGTTTTTCTCAGTTAAACGGCAGTTCTTCGTCAATTCCGTCCGGAATACTCATGAAATCGTCCATGTGCGGCGCTTCTTTCTGTTCCTTTGGTGCGTAGTTCTGCGCCGTGTCATTTGCCTGCCTGCTCTCGCAAAACTCCTGTTCATCTGCAATTACATCGGTTGTATAAACCTTCTGCCCGTCCTGCCTGGTATAACTTCCGGTCTGAATGTGTCCGGAAACTGCAACTTTCATCCCCTTATGCAGATACTTTTCCGCAAACTCGCCACCCTTTCCAAAGGCTTTGATGCTGATAAAGTCAGCGTTCTGCTGCCCTTCTACCTTCTTCCCTCTGCGCTCTACCGCAAGGCGATAAGATGCAACGCACATCGGCTGATCCCCCTGCGTGTATCTAACCTCCGGGTCTGCTGTCAGTCTGCCAATCAGATTTACCTTGTTCATTATTCTTCCTCCTCATCAAAATCCGTGTACTTATACCCTTCTCCAATCAACGCGCCAAATCTCATCTTGATGTCCGATATGTAGCTATCAAGCTGCTCCATCTCAAGCCGCATAAGCCTTATGTCCGTATCGAAATGTGTGAGTCTTGACATCGCGATAAAGGCCCCCGTATGGATATCAAAAGTATCTTTCTTGCTGCACACTGCACTTGCTTTTTCTCCGGTCTCCAAATCCTTGACTGTGACCGTATCCCCGTCTCTGTAGACTACGATGCGAGGCGGTGTTTTTTTTGATTTGACCTTTACAATCTCGTGATCCGCAAGTGGCATATAAGCCATAACCACGCCGTTAGATACCTCTGCTTTGAGGCCCTGACTTCTCAGATAAGCCGCTGCGTCTTCTTTGCTTGCCTTCTTTGTGCTGTATACCTCGCAATCCACAAAGGCTGTTATCGGCATGTTGTGGTGTCTTTTGTAGTAGTTTCCGTACAAGCAGGTTCCACAAGTTTTGTCTTTTTCCACTGTTCCTCCTTCAAAATGTACTGACGTATAAATCTATCCGCATACTGCGGATGCATCAGCGACCTCTCAACCTTTCTAGTTGTGTTTTTAGTCCCTTTTGCATTATCAATATTCCTTACTTTCACATACTCGATTGGTTCGAAAACAAGGTTCTGCTCCGGCTTACAATTCAAAAACCAATATTGTGTTGGTTTTTTGTAATAATCACCATTTTCTGTTCTGTCTGTGTCGATCAAAGCCGGCTTCATGCACCAATATGTCCGCAAGTAGTGCGGTTGTGTGTATGGATTTTCGATGATCATCGGGAATCCTTTTCTCAGGCAGATAATGGTCATCTTGCTCAGCAAGATATACAGTTCGTTCAACTCTTTTTGTAGCGAGATACTGCACTCCAATTTCTGTATATCCGTCCACTTCTTCTGCTGATATGCTTCACCTCTCATCATCAACGGAATTTTTGCTTCGAACCTTGTACAAGGGAAAAACGCCATGCAGATATCATCCTTCCCGATCTGATCAAATATGCTAGGCTTTCCTTCGTACCCATGCTCGATCTCTGAGAAGATGTCCACAACATGGTCTGTCTGGCCGAAGTCGTTTAGGATGTCATAATCTTCTGCTTCAACACCATATTTGCGGAAGGCATTCTTGAAAGTCCCAGACTGCTCAAATAAACAAAACGCTTTCAAAACACTCCCTCCTTAAAAGGCCCGTTTACCTTTTTCATCTTCCCGCACTTCTTGCATTTCAGGTAAAACCGGATCACCTTTCCTCCACTTCCTGCAAAATGTAATTTTTCCCGAAAATCCTCATCCACTCTTCGTGGCTGTATTTCGTTTCAAAAGCTGTTTGTGCGATCCGCTGTAAATTCCTGTCAAAGACTCCCTCATCATGCAATCTCATGTGGCATCTGTGGCAGAGATGCACGGTCAGCCCGTACTTGTCAGCCTGCTTCCGGTTTGCTGTGCCATGCATACAATGATGGGTCTCTAATGGCCCTCTGCTTGCGCAGATATAACAGCGGTCTGGTGTGTCTCCAAGAATTTTGACTTTTCTCACCCTGTCCATTTCTTTGATTCCCTCCATCCTGTTGATACAGTTTGTTTGATTGCTCTAAAATCGCGTTTTACCCTCGTACCCCTATAAACTATCGTCCGAACAATAAAAATTGATTCTAGGCGCGTTTGTCGTCCTCACAGCCTATGTTCTGTGCCCTCATCCGTGCCAACTCCTTCTTCCTTGCGAGGATCTCCTCGCGGTGTGCTCTGTAGTGCGCCCTCTTCTTGGCCTTCTGCTCTTCTCTGTGCTTGTCCTGCCATGCTTTCTGTCTGGCTCTGAACTTCTCCGGATTCGCGGCTCTTGCCTTCCGCTCGTATTCCCGGTTCTTGGCTCTCTTCAGTTCGATTCCGGTTAGCTTCTGCTCAATGATCACGATGTCCTTCTGCTGTCCGCAGCAGTTAAGCTCAACGGCCCTGTCGTAGTCTCCTGCTGCCATCGGACAATCTAAGCTGTCTTTTTTGCACCGCAAGCAAAACGATGCTATTTCCTTGTCTGTCATCTTTTCTCCTAGTTCGCCAGCAGGCGCTTTTCAAGCTCATCCATGTCACCGTAGGCTGATGTGCGCTCTTCTGGCTGCCATGCTTTTTTGCTGGTACCTGATCTAGCCTTTTCCAGACGATCCCACACTATGCCCTTATACCCGGAGGCCATGCACTCAGTGATAAGCTGCGCGACTGCATCCGCTCCGTGCTTGGTGATCTTGTCTTTAGCGATACTGACAAGACTCTTCAATCCGGTCTCGGTGATAGGGTCACCCTGCTCAAGCCTTGACGTGATCCAGTCGGATAGCTTCTCCGCTACCTTGCGCACTACGCCCAGCGTTTCGAGATCATCCGCAGACATTCCGCAGACCGTAAGGGGGGATATAGGGGGGATATCTTTTACTTTATCTTTTACTTTCTCTTTTACTTTTACTTTAGGTTTCGCATCTGATAACCTATGGTTTTCATCCTCACAACCACTGGTTTCTGTTTCTATAACCACTGGTTTCGCATCTGATAACCTATGGTTTTCGCTCTCGGAAGAATCTTCAACCTTCTTAGAAGGTCGGCCTCCTTTAGCTCCGTCAGCTCTGCGCTTTCTGTTTGCATCAATCTGAGGCTTTGCCATCGAAAGGAGAGCAGCAGAAATTCCGCTAACTTCCGGATCTTCCCCGAGCCCATACCTAATAATTCCTTTCAGAGCCTCAAGCTGCATATCTTCTGGGAGCTGCTCAACTCCTTCTAAAAAGCTGCCGTAAAAAATAAACCCTTCGCTCATGTCATCTCCCGTAATCTGTACGATGCAAAACGTGTCGTCTTGCCGTCCGTGTCCGTGTACTCCATCGTGTCGGTGATGATATCCGTGCCACCATCCCGCAGGTCTTTGATCCTTGCTGCCAGCCTCATACACCCGAATGTCAGCGCGTCCTGTGGGGTAATGCTTCCGCGCTTTTTCATCCACCTGAGAACCTTCCGGTTCTGCGAATTCGTTCTTTCCATGCTTGCCTCCTACTCATCCCCGGAGATCAGAACCGTTGTGCTTGGCTCTTCTGCATATATCTTGTAGGCATATATCTTCCAGACCTGATCGTCGTCTGGAAAAGCAAGACCGCTCAGACCATCCAGGACTGCCTTGACAATGTTGTCGATATCTGGCTTTTTCAGCATCTTTTCTCTTGCGAGCATTTCAAGGCGCTTTTTCTTCGAGGTGCTTTTGGGTATTGGCATTCTTGCAATTACATCTACAACTATCGGTGTGCCTTTCTGAAATGCCTTTTCCCTGCTGTCGTAGAAGGCCGCTGCTACACGGCCCTCGTACTCTCTTGTTTTTTCCGGAGTGTAAGCGTGTCCTCTCCTTGTGAAGCGGGGTCTTCCTTTTCCAGCCGGGATACCAGGTATCTCAAGTCTGATCGTTCGCAACATATCCTGCCTCTCTGTATAGCGCCATCATCTCCGCTATTTCGTCTGGTGTGCGTGGGTCAATGCTAAGCTGCTCGGCCTCGTTTATAGCTCCATCTATCAGTCTTGACATTTCCACGGTGTTATACGTGTGGCTGCCTCTGATCACCCAATAAAGCGGATATTCACCGTCTTCTGTGGTGATCGTCTGGCCTGCCGGTTTGTAGTGCTCCACGATACTTCTCGTCCAGTTAAAAGATGGGGACTTGACCACCCAGTCGAAAGCTCCGTCTTCGGTGATCCTCTGCTGACCGTAGTCGGCAAGAAGGATGTTGTGCGCCTCTGTCTTGCTAATCCCCAGCTTCTCGGCAATCCCAACACAGAGCTCCCAATAATAACGGTTGGCTTCTAAACTCCGGTTCTTCCGGTACTTCTTCATGATCACAGTCAGCTCTTGGCCTTTTAGCTCTTCTGCATCAGCCGGGTCAGCCTCGAGCTGTACCGTGATTAGTGCTTTTCTGTCCGGAAATGACTGCTTTATGTCAAGTATTTGTCCCTTCGCTTCCATCGAAAGACCCTCTTACAAAAAGCTCACGCACAAGAATGCAGATAAACCGCTGACAAATTTCGTTCGCCAAAGCCCCCATTAAAGCGACGGACTGCGACGTGACAATTTCGGCAGTTGTATTTGCGGATTTTTCGACAAAATCTCGGAAAGAAATCGTGATTTTGTCGTTCTGGTGCTCCTTTACAAAAGCTGCTGCATTAGGATGTTCTTTCTCCATATCCTTTAGTGCATTGTCAAAACTACTCATCCTCTTTTTCCTCCTTCTTGCTATTTATCTTTCCCTCGAGGCTGCTCATAAAGTCCCTCAAGTCATCAACCGAAAGGTCTGTGACCTTTTCCTTTCCGTAGTGCTCTGCGATGCTTTTGAGCTTCTCCGGGGACTTATAGACCTTGTTGATGGTTGCGAATGCCTGCGCTGCAAACTTCGCGTCTTCATCAATCTGGCTCTTCGGTTTCTGGTCTGTCTGCTGAGTGATGGCATTGCAAAGCTCTTCCGCAGAAGCCATCTGTTCATCTGATCCAAGCCCAAGCATCCCAAGCGCTCGCCCTACCGCAGATGTTTCGCAGTTTTCGATATATGAAGTTTTGTTGATGTAGCTTGATGTTTCCTTCTCCTGAGCAAACCCGGTTGCAAGTACCTTCCCTGTTTCATCCTTTACGGTCGCCTGCATCGTGACTACTCCATCGTGCATATCAACAATTTCTGTGCCAATGTACCCATCCGGGCACATCATTCGGAACGCCTGCACCCTTGCGGGCACCATTGCATAATTCTTCCCCTTGACCGGGATTTTCGGCATTACTGCGTTTGCCTTTGTGATTCCTTCCGATGTAACCATTTGATCTTCTCCTCGCTGTGTCAGGATTCCTCCGTGTACTCGTCCCAGTAATCGGACTCTCCTAAATCGTCATAGCCTTCATCCTCATCTCTGAGGCTTCTCATCTGGTTGTCATACCAGACCTCTGCGTCGAACTCCGGATTAGCTGTCATACGTTCTCCAATCTGAACGTATGCGGCTTGCTGAACAGGTTCGTTCCGTCCTTGATCGTTGCGATTACTTCTCCGCGAGCCGTGACTGTAATCGTCACATATTCCTGCGTTTCATCGCAGATTTTGCTCATGGCATCCACAGCGTCCTTGAACTCCTTCATGAGGATGCAGTAAGGGATCTTCTGCACATCTTCGGCTTTTTCAGTAGCCGACTCTTGCAACTTTCCTTCCATCGTGTTATCCTTTCCTTACACCTTGTAAGTGCGTCGGTCCCGCTTTTTCATGAGCGCCCGGCGCTCTTTTTTTACAGGTGTAATGATGGCGATGCAGCCGATGGCCAGATCGACCGCAGCCGCCGTTTTTAATCCGCACCCGTGAAGAAGGAGTGCCGTGAACATGCTCGCCATAAATACGGCTGAGCAGATTTCGTTGATAATCTTTGTTTTCATCCTGCACTCTCCTTCCGGGTCATTTCTATCTTGATCCTCACTCCCGTCTGCTTTTCATAGAGATCCTCAAGAACTCTCAGCATTTCCGGGAAGTGAGCGGCGATTTCCCGCCGCTCTTCTTCATGCTCCTTTTCTGTCATCGGCTTCTCTCGCAAGAATCAGCCCATCGATGTATCCATAAAGGACTGCCTGCGTCCCGGTATCCAACTTGGAGGACGCCTCCGCGATCTTTCCTACGAGAATCGCCCCGATATTACTCAGGCTATTTTCTGCTGTCTGCTGCTTCTTCATTGCTGTTCTCCTTCCCTGTAAACGCTTATCATTACCTCAGCGCTGAATGCCTGCTCCGGTGTCGGGCCGGTTGTGGTTCTCCCGGCAGGCTTGCTATTAAAGTGTTTCGGCAAATGCGGTTGTTACTTCCTTAACTTTTTCGTCTCCTTCCTTGAGGCCATCCTTGAGGCCCTCTTTGATGATCATCCCGTAAATCTCCACGGCCTTTCTTCTCCACTCCGCTGCTCTGACCTCTACCAGCTCGTTTGTTTTTCCCTCTTTCTTGAGGTCTTCGATTCTATCGTTGTAGTCGTCCAACTGTGTAAGTGCTGCATCATATGCGAGGTTAAGAATTTCAATCTGCGTCATTTTGTTTCCTCCCTTGTAAGTGTGTTTTTTATTTACCATTTATTCTGTTTCGGTATACTTAATATAGCACGTGACTATACCGTTTGTAAACCGCTGATTTATATTTTTTGGGATTTTTCTTTTAATAGTTTTACATTGGTATATCTTTGTGCTAATATATAGTTGCAGTAAGAAATAAGCAGATGGAGGTGAATATATGAACGATATAAAGGACAGGATTAAAGAAGTCCGAAAAGAGGCCGGGCTTACACAGCAGGAGTTTGCAAGCGAGATCGGATTAGGAAAGCAGGCTGTTGTGTACTATGAGGGTGGTTATCGAGTTCCGAAAGGCCCAACGCTGGCACTTATCTGTGACCGCTTTCATATCAATAAGAAGTGGTTGCTGACAGGCGAAGGCGAGATGCACGTGGCCGGGCGGCCGCAGGTATCCCCAGAGCGAGAAAATGAAATTGCTCAGATCGTCGGAAAGATGTACCTCGACGATGACGGATTCCGGACGAAGCTGATAAAGGCAATCGCAGGCCTGACCGATGACGAGTTAAGATGTGTTAAAGATTTTGCTGAAAGTCTTGTCCGAGAGCAGGAAAAGTGAGACAATTTTGTCCGGAGAAAGACAGCAAGGGAGCTGCACCGTTTGGTGCGGCTCCCTCTTTGCTTAGAAAGGCAGATTTTCGATGATGCAGTATATCAGATAGAGCAAATCGGGTTTATCGCAGCTCTGTATCTTTTCCGTGATCATCTTCTTAATCTCTTCCATGGATTGCCTCCTTGAACTTCTTGAGCGTGATGTATGTAGCACGCACGATTGACGTATCAAGGACATTTAACAGCTTCGTGATTTCTTCAATCAGTTCCTTCTTATCCATGTTTTTCATGTTTTTCTCCCCCTTCGAGTAAAAGGGTACCGCTCCGCTTTCCGTTTGGGTATTGCAGATCTCAAGCGTTTTTTGACTTAAATATTTTTTGACACATGCAGGAGGATTCAGACCAAAATTACGAGGTGTAAAAATGAACTTGGTGGAGCTATCAGAACGATTTGGAAAGATGTGGAAAGACGCGCGTACTGCGGCAGGATTCAGCCAGGCACAGGCTGCCAAGGCTATGGGAGTAAGCCGGGCAACGATTGAAAATTGGGAGAACGGCACAAGCTCACCCTCGCAGAAGGCGGGATTTATCTATTTTTACAAGCTGGGCGTTCAGCCGCTCCCGTACTATCTGCGCGTGCTGTATCCCGTGGAAATGGAGACCGTAGACACACAGGAAGACGACGAAGAAGTCACAAAGGCCTTGCTGACCATGATGCGCGACCTTCCGATTTCGTACAAGAAAAAGCTCCTATATGTTGCCTACGGTGATCATGGATCTTCTCCTGCTGCCGTTCTTGATATGGTCTGTGCTCATCTTCATACTCCGCTTCTGATGCGGATCGGCGTTGCGGCTCTAATTAAGTCTAACTTCGTCCTTGCGCTGTCGATCGGCCGGCTGATCGGAGGAAGCCAGGCGATGCCTGACGTGGTGCTATTGGAGCGAGCAATTACAAGGGCAAGGGAAGCGGTTAAGCAGAAAAACGAGAGCTATACCGCACTTTAACGCATTTCGATGTAGTTTATCCAAAGAAAAACCGCCTCGTATAACGGGGCGGCTCTTCTTGCAACAATCAATATTCACTTTAGTAACAAAGATATTATACCACACTTCGGTGTGGTTTTTTTGTGCGCAAATTTTACGGAGCGCCATCGTGGGCCTCTTCTTCCTTCAGATCTATGCTGTCGGCATGAGATGGACATACTACAACCCAAACCCAATAGCGGCCCGAACCGGCGATTGTACCGTCCGGGCGATATCCAAGCTTACAGGCCAGACGTGGGAGCAGACATACATTGATCTGTGCGCCTTTGGCCTTATGATGTGTGACCTTCCTGCAGCAAATTCTGTGTGGGGCGGTTATCTCCGAAGCAAAGGATTCCACAGGTATCTGATCCCGGACACTTGCCCGGACTGCTACACAGTCAATGATTTCGCAGAGGATCACCCAAACGGGGATTATCTGCTTGCTCTAAATGGTCACGTAGTCGCTGTCATGGACGGTCACTATTTTGACTCGTGGGACAGCGGTGCAGAAGTGCCAATTTACTATTGGCAGAAGGAGGGATGATGTACCAACCATATTATCAACCGTTTCAACAGCAGCAAATGCCTGACTTCCTGCGGTCGCAGTATCAGCAGGCACCGCAGCAGCAAAGCACCGATGAAAGAATCTGGGTGTCGTCTTCTGCTGCAGCAGATGCTTATCTGATGGCTCCCAACAGCTTTGTGAGATTGTGGGACAGCTCGCGCCCTGTCTTTTACGAGAAGCGCTCTGATGCTTCCGGGCGGCCTTACATGGAGGTCTACGAGTACAGCCGCAAAGATATGCAGGCGCAGGAGAAAGCACCCGCCACAGACTACACAGACCGCTTCAAGAGCATAGAGGAGCGCTTATCTGCTCTGGAAAGGAGCCGCAATGAATCCGATGAGAAACAACCCGATGCAGATGCTAAATGAATTTAACCGGTTCAAAAGCGAATTCAAGGGAGACCCGGAGGAAGCTGTAAAAAAGCTCGTTGCATCCGGGAAAATATCACAGAAGCAGCTTAATGACCTGCAGACAGCTGCGCAGACCTTCAAGGGTCTTTTCAATCTTTGAATCATCCGTGCGCACGGTGATCATACAATCAACCATTTTTAAGAAAAGGAGATAATAATATGAGCTTATCTAGCGATATGAGCCCCGCCGATATCCGGGCTTGTACTGGTGGCAACAATGACACGTTCGGAGGCTCTGGCCTTTGGATGATCGTGCTTTTCCTCATCTTCGGCATGTTCGGATGGGGAGGCTTTGGAGGATTCGGAGGATGGGGCAACGGCTCCGGTGGTGTTTCCGAGAACTACGTTCTTGCTTCCGACTTTGCAACTCTGCAGAGGCAGCTTGACAGCGGCGTTTCGTCCCTTGAGCGCAAGGGCGACGCGATCCAGAGCGGAATCTGCGACGGCTTCTATGCACAGAATTCTGCCCTTCTGACCGGCTTCGGCAACATGGACAAGGCAATCATGCAGGGCGGGTATGAGACGCGGAATGCGATCCAGCAGAACCAGATCACTGACATGCAGGGCTTCAATGCAATGCAGGCTCAGCTTGCACAGTGCTGCTGCGACAACAAGGCTGAAATTGCTGACATGAAGTATGCTATGGCGATGGGGAACAACGCCATCCAGCAGGAAGTCGGCAACGGATTCTGCCAGCAGAACTATGCGAACGCGACCAACACGCGCGACATCATCGACGCGATGAACAACGGTTTCCGCGCTCTCGATCAGAAGATGACCGCGCAGGAGCTTGCAGCGAAGGATGCACAGATTGCAGACAAGAATCAGCAGCTCTTCATGGCTCAGCTTGCAGCATCGCAGGCAGCGCAGAACGAGACGCTGAAAGGCTACATGAACGGGCAGTTTGCATATTACAACCCGCGCCCGGTTCCGTCCTTCACTGTGCCGAATCCTTATAATGGCTGCGGCGGCTGCTACGGTAACTGCTGAGAAAGGAGGCTGTAATGGCTGAATACATCAGCAATGCACCGCAGACCGTTGCGGCAGGCTCCCCGGTATTGTTCGCCAATGCGAATAATGTCGGATGCCCTTGCGGTATCCCGCACAGAAGCGGCTCCGGTCTCTTCACCTTGAGAGGCGGCCACAAGTACCGCGTTCGGTTCGGGGCAAATGTGTCGGCTGCGGCGGCGACCACAGCAAGCACTCTTGCCATCGCCGTGAACGGGGAGGCGATACCAGGAACGCAGATGATCACTACTTCCGTAGCGGCCGGCGATCTTGGCAACGTCTCTTCCGAAGTGATCCTTTGTGTGCCGAAATGCTGCTGCTATCAGCTCAGCATCCGGAACGAAAGCGCGCAGGCGGCGACAGTGCAGAACGCAAATTTGATTATTGACAAGGAGGCATGATGAAAGAATCTATGTACAGACTGAAATCCATGCTTTGCGACGAACTGGACGACATTGCCGGTAAAGGTGAGCTGTCTTCCGGTGATCTGGAAACCATCCACAAGCTGACCGACACCATCAAGAATATTGACAAGATCGAAGCTCTGGAAGGTGAAGGATACAGCGGAGGCGACCGGATGCCCTACGGCAGATACAGCGGCTCCCGTCACTATGTGCGAGGCCACTATACCAGAGGGCACTACAGCATGGCAGAAGGCAAGGCGAGGATCGCGGATCGTATCGAAGAGATGATGCAGGACGATGATCTGACCACTGCAGAGCGCTCCGCACTTGAGAGAGCGATGGACGCGCTCAGATAAGGCGGCAGCACATGGACATGAGAGAGATCAACCGCGAGATCGAGCGCCTTGAGTGCGGCAATACTACATACGGCGCTTGCGAGAAGCTGTCTATACTCTACTCGGTCAGAGATCACGCAGAGAGTGCAGCGCCTTCGGTCTACTCTTATGCGCCAGAGCCTCAGAGGCAGCCACAAACGGAGTTTGAAGAAGCTGCTTCTGCTGCTGACTGGGATCAGCTTATGGACGTGCTGAACGAACATTTTGACGTGATAAAAGCGCTGCACCCGAAAGAGTACAGCGCCGTCATTCGAAAGATCAAAAGCAAGGCATAATATAAGGGTCGGGAGTGATTCCCGGCCCTAATTTCTCGTACAACTTACGTGCCATTAACATGAGTTAATGGCACGTAAGTTGTACGAGAAATTGGCTCTTGATTTTGGCTCTGGTCGTGGTAATATATCTTTCATGCGGCGCTAGTTCAGCGGTAGAATATGACCTTCCCAAGGTCGGGATGCGGGTTCAACCCCCGTGCGCCGCTCTATAAAATGATCTTCACCTTGTGATCCTGATAGACCAAAATTTCCTTGACCGTTCGTCTCCAAAAGAGGCGGCGGTTTTCTTTATCCAGTAAAAAATACGTTTCTTTCCATCCTGCAGGAAGGATGACCTTCCTTGCAGCTTCCGGAGCTTTCAGGTCTCTTTCCTTGTCCCTGAGTGCGTCCCGTCTCTGCTGATACTCTTCTTTTGTTATCATGTCATCTTCGTACAGCTCAGCAAGTCGCTTCTTTTTGTCTTCGAGCTTCTTCTTTTCCTTATTATAGGCAACAAGTGCCGTTGTGATTGAGGATTTTGACAAGCTGTAATTGTACTCTGACACCGCAGTCTCCAGTTCTTTCAGAAGCGCATCTTCCAGGAATTCCTCATTGATTCCGCACCCTTTGCATATGGGATGGATGAAGTCATTAACATGTTTCGGGCACTGATAGATAATCTGTATGTAGTCACCACGCTTTCCCGAGTGCCTGTGGCGTGATGTGCTGGACATTCTTCGCCCGCAGTATCCGCAACGGCACATGCCCTGAAACGTAAAGGTAACGCCCGTCCGGATTGGCTTGCGGATGTTCTCGCTCATTCTCTGCATGATTGCATCGTGCTGCTCTTTTGTGATGTACGCCGGTACTTTGCATCCGTATGCGTCCCCGTAGTAGGTAGGTCTTTTCAGCACGTCATTCGCCGTCCTCCGGTGGAATGTTACGCCTTTTTCCTTTGCGTTTTTCACACACTCATCAAGCGGCAAGTAATCCAGGTATCCTTCTAAGAGAGCGCGAACGCCTGCCTCCGTCTCCGGATCAATCGCAAGGGTCTTTCCTTCTCTTTTGTATCCGACCGGCACCGTTCCGACATACTCTCCGCGTGCTCGCTTGTACGCCATTATTGTTTTTATTCTCTCGGATGTTCTATCTGCTTCTGTCTGGTTTACAGACAGCATGATGTTGACCAAAAACATTCCGTCAGGAGTCTCTGTTTCGTAGTCTTGGTCAATAGCCCTCCACGGAACGCCTGCCATCTGCTCTACGCAAGCGTGATAGTCTGCTACAGATCTAAAAAACCGGTCTAGCTTTGTAAAAAGACAAATGTCAACGCGTTTTTGTTGGCAGTCCTGCAGCATCCTTAAAAGAGCGGGACGTTTTTTATAGCTCTTTCTTGCACTGATTCCCGCATCATTATAGATATCTACAATTTTATATCCATTGTCTTTGCAGTATTTCTGTAGAGCAAAGATTTGGCTGTCTACTGACAGCCCGTGATCTCTCTGCTCTGCGGTACTTACGCGGACATATAAAGCCGCCCGTTTCATTTTGCCTCCATCTTGGCAGTAATGGCCGACATAATGTATTCGTTCATGCTCATGTTCTCGGCATTGGCCGCTTCTTTGATTTTTTCCTTGTGTCCCTTTGGTGCCATCAGTGAGATGCGATCATACTTATCCTTATTGTACTGGTTCATATAGCGAATCTGTTCTTGCTTATTCATTGATCTTCTCTCCTTCATAAGTTAATATAAAAAAGAGATGAGGGACGGCTTTGGCAAGTCCACCGTCCCCATTCTCAACCCTTTATTACTCTGCTTTTTCTTTCTTAGCCATGTCTCTGACTTCCTGCACCGCCTTCTGAACATCGTCCATGTTCTTACAGCTCTGGAACTTGTCAGCGACAAGGTTAAGAATCACTTCCAACTGCTTATCTGTCATCTCGTTCATGCCTTTCTCCTTTCTCGCTTGCCCGGTATTTGCAAGGCCTTGTTCCCTTGACATAAATAATCATAGCATATATTTAGTAATATGTAAATAGTGAAAAATAAAAAGAGGCCCATTATAGGCCTCTCTTGTCTGCATCCCCACCAATGCAGTCATACAGCGGTTTCCCTCGCTCACTGTCCCACGGGATGCCGGTCACTCCCGTTCTGCTTTATTTCTGATTTCTTTCGCGTAGGCCGTGACCCAAGGAATGCCCAAGAGCTTATCCGTGGCAGAGTACCACCACGACTGCAGGCACCTTGTGGATACATCCATTTTCTCGGCAGCACTCTCCTGCGTGTGGCACTCATCAAGCATAAGCCGCACCACTTCCTTTTCGTTGGCGTTCAGCCTCGCCCGAAGAATTGCAAAATCTATAATCTGGCAGTCACCGCAGCGCCAGAAATCACGGATCAGTGACCTATCCATACAGTGCTCCTATAAGCCCGATAAAGCTGGCCATGATTCCTGCGATGCAGATCAGATAGCACAATTTATAGTGCCACCCGTTGAGCCTGTCGTTCTCTTTCTGCAGGCGTTCTACTTCCATCTCTGCATTGATTGCCGTCTCGATAGCGTCCGCAAGGAGCATGTCTTGAGCAGTTATCTTTCTATCATCTTCCCGCATTTTCTGCAAAAATACATCCTCCGTCTGCGTGTTCCATCGTCATACAGCGTCACACAAAAATCATGTCTACAAAGTGCCCGCATAATTTTTCTGATCATCTCACGTACTCTTTTCCATCGTTCTGTGCACAAATCCATCCGGACGGAATCTGCGCCCAGATGTCGCCGCCGACTTCCTGCGTCTTGCTGATCGTGACGCGAGTTCCTGCTCTCAGGACAGCCTTGCCGTTTGTCGAGTATCCGTTCTTCTTCCCGTTTGGCGTGAGCTGACTGTACTTCTTGATGCTCCCTGCTGCAGCGTCCCGCACAAAGAGATTGACGGTTGTCGTATAAGTGCAGCCTGCCCGGTACCTTCCTTCTGTCTTTG